AGCATGTGCTTGCCTGAAACGAACGGCTGCTTGAGCCGCTTTCCTAGCTTTGGCACGTACTGGCCGACTTTCTGCCGGTGCCCCCACTCGACATCAAGGCCGTAATACTCGGTCTTATCGCCGGAGTCGCGCTTGGCGTCGTTGTAGATTTCTACCTCACCGCCAGACGGAGCCGTTCGATGCCAGGAGCGAAGAAGCAGTCCGGTATCGCTCGGCGTGTTGTTCTTTGCACGCTCCATCGTCTTTTCCGCTTCTTGCATGAGAAACTTGTCACGTTTCTCCGGCATCTCCTGTGCTATCCTGTTGAGCCTGTTTTCCAGCTCGTCGAATCCCGACAGAATCATTCGATTCACCCGCTTTCTGTGCCTGTATCTCCTGATGCGTCGGATACAGAAACGCCTTGCCCGCACGAAGCCGCCAAAGCTCCCCCTGATGCGTGACCATCAAAACATCGTTTGGCCGGATGTCGATGGCAGGATCGCAGCAGAGTCGCAGGTCATTCGAGAGAACGAAGGCGCGGTCCTCTTGGTGGCTGGCCAGCATCTTGCCGTACTGCGACAGCTTGCACGGAACATCCGTGTAAACGTCCCCCAGCTTGGAACATGCAGCGCCCTCGTCATCAAAGGTAGTCGTCTGTCTGCGAACAGTCACACGGTCTTGATACATGACGCTTCGGAGCAGTCCTTTGAGGCTCATGCATGGCTCACCACCCTGCGATACAGGTTGAGCTTTGGTTTGATGGCGTCAAACGAAAGGTCGCTGAGCACGGCCGTTGCATTGACGTTGTTCACCGCGAAGCGGAACTCCGTATCGTCCATTTTGATGTCGCTCAATGGGCCCGGCGCAGAAAAGCCGAGCTCGCTGTCCTCTCCTGCGCTCTCGTCTGCCAGCCGTTTCCGCACGAGGTCGGTCACGGTGTAGACGAGCGCATCCGGGAAATCGTCCCTGTGGCAGTAGTCGAGGATGTCCGCGACGAGCTTTTCGACTGCGAACGTCAGCAGGTTCTCGTCAGGAGCTTTTTCTCCTGCGAGCAGCTTGACTTTTTCCACGACTGCCTGCGTCGCTTCCTCCTTCGTCATCGCTCTCCGCCTCCTTTGCAGACTCCGCCTTCGGCTTGTAGCCCTGTGCCGCGTAAATCACGCGGTATGCAAGGTCTGTCGCCTCGATGATGCGGCCGTCCTTCTCATAGAGGTTCCACATGCTTCATGCCTCCTCAGGCCGTTGCTTTCGGTGCGAGCACCGCAAATGCATTCTCCTTGACCGGCAGGAAGCCGAGGCGCATCGTCGCCTTGATGGCCACCATGTCATTTTCAGCGAGGGAGAGCGGCTTATCATCTGCCATCGTGACGGTCTGGAGCGTTGCTTCGCGGAGCACCTCGTACTGAATCTGGTCGCGGATGCCGACGAGGCTGTAGCTCCAGTTGCCCGCGATGGCTTCCGCCTTTGTGTTGTCCCACGAGCTCGTGCGGCAGAATTCAATCGGCTGCGAGTAAAGCGTCGTGCTGTCGACGCCCGTCACGAAGAGCTGGTTGCCGTTGCTGTCACGGAGCTTGCGCAGGCTGTTCTTGAGCTGGTAGCCAGCGACGAAGCCGTTGACGTCGAGGCCTTCGTTTTCGACGAGCGCCATGACATCGGAAATGTCGAGGTCGAGCTTTGCGTTCGTTCCTTCTTTGACTGCACGGGATGCAGCGTTCGCCACACCGTAGATGCTCTTCGCGAACGGGCTGTTCGTGCCGAACAGGCACGCCGCGTCGATGGCCTTGTAGAATGCCTCAGCGATGTACGGGCGCACCGTCGCGAAGACGTCGATGGTCGTATCGTTGAGCTTCTCTTTCGAAACCGGGATGATGACGCCGATCTTCTTGGCCGTGAGCTCTGGGAAAATCCATTTCGCGACGGACGTCTGAATGCGCTCCGTCTCACCAACCCAGTAAGCGCCCGGGCCCGATACCATGACCGGGACTTTCAACGTCTCGCTCGCCATCGGCTGCACCTTCGACAAGCGCAGGATGGACGAGCCGCGCGTAACATCCGTGATGATGTCTGCCGCCGTCGGCGTCGGGACGAAACCCTGAAGATTGTCTTTCAAAAACTTGCTGTCATCTGCCATTTTTGTTGTCCTCCTTAACGTTTGACCTGATTGTCATAGATGGCCTTGAAAAATGCGCTCCGGCTCGGCTTGCCGCCGGTCGGCGAACCCTCCGCACCGGCCTTCGGGGCCTTGCCCTTCAGCCGTTCGTTGACTGCATTCTCGATGGCCTTTTTATAATGCTTCTCGAACGACTTGATGCGTTCGAGCGTGCTGTCGTTGTCGTCTGCGACGAGGAAGTCCATGAACTCGACAGGAATCTTCCGGTCGGAAAGCACCTTGACCATTTCAAGCTTGAGCTCCTTGCGCTGGAGCTCTTTTTCCCGCTCTTCGAGCTGCTTCTTGTTCGCCTCATACTCGGCGGCCTTGCGCTCGTCATCGGAGAGCTTCGAAAGGCGCTCCTGCTCTTTTTTAGCGGCCTCCTGCTTCTTGGTGTAATCCTTGACGAACTTCTCATTCGCAGCCTTGACGGCCTTCGCGATGCGCGCGTCGATGTCTTCCTCGGCGGGCTTGTCCTCCGCTTTGTTTTCGGACGCGGCATCCGGCTTCGCGGCATCGGCCTTGCCCTCGGACGTTCCTGCTTCGGTGCCAGATGCACCTGCATCCGCGCCAGCGCCGTCAGCGAACCGCTGGAGGCAGAACGCGAACGGATGCGGCCCGTAGATGCGGGCCTCGTTCATGTATTTCGGCATGTTGTGATTCCTCCTGAATTTTACCCACAAGAAAAGCGCTTTGCATTGTCGCAAGGCGCTTTTGCTTTATCAACCATCAGAAATTTACGCTCGGATCGTTAATGCGTTTCCAGTCTTCTTCGTCGAAGAAAAGCTCGTCATACGACTTTCCCTCTTTCAGACAGGTCTTGATTGCTCCTACGAGGTCCTGCCCGTTCAATCGCTCGATGAACCAAGGAAAGTTGCAATGGAATGTTTCTACATACTTACGGAGTAATTCGTCCAATTCATTCATTTCATACCCTCCCTTGCAAGTTCTTTCAGCATTTCTTTGAAAACGTCATAAGCCGATGGGAAATACTTCTTTATGAGCTCAAGGCTTTTCTGATTTGCAACTGTGGAATCAAAAAACTCGGCGAAAGCTTCTGTCGAAAGGCCATCTTCAACTTTTATGAGATTCCCTTCGGAATCAGCTATCTGGAATGTTCTCTTTTTCCAATAATTTTTTTCGGCGGGGATATGGCCGATGCCGCAATAGATTTTTCCATTTGTGGCACCCTCGCAAATATCGGAAACATTTCCGTATACCTTCTTATCTCCGCTTTTTATGATTTCATTTGCAACGTACTTGTAGGCAAACTTCTTTGACCATTTCTCCTGGGCTCCATATTCCCGGGAGAAGTTGATACACCCGTTTTTCAAAAGCCATTCACGGGCGGCGCTTTCGCCGAGCTTGAACTGCTTTTCAAATTCAGGCTTCAACTTCTTTGCAACGGCCTTCACGCGATCATCCACGTCCTTGTGAATTGCTTTTGCGAATGCTCCATCCTTGAATTTCGTCGAGAAGTGTATTCCTGTTCGCCCTGCAAGAGAGTCAATCGCGTGGCCGGACTCATGAAATAACGTCTGATATGGTTCCGAAATATTACTTCCCTGAGATACGTAATCGATGTTTAGCGTTATTCGATTACCACATGCAAAGGCCTGCTGCTTCTTGTAAAAATGAACATCATCAATTCGTATGTGCTCCTCGTTAGAATTCCAAACGACTTTTGCATCATCGTCCGGGCAACTATCGAGGATTTTCATGGCCGAATCATAATGCTGCTTGCCAACCGCCATCGCAAGGTCGCATGAGTAGTTTCCGCCTATCTTTATTATACCATTTTCATGCTCATTCTGCCATTCCGAAAGCGTCTTTTTCTTAGCGATGAACACGTCATCAAAATCTTGGTATGTCATCGCCGCCGGAACACGCACACTCTTGCCCGTCTCCGTGTCTCGCGCCATCCGCGAGCCCTTCCGGCTGTCCTTGCCCTCGCCGAAGCTGGCGGCGATGGTACTGCGGCATCGCACATGGAGCGGCGGCTGATTGTAGCCGACATCGGCATCGTCGACGGAGTAGATTTGACCGTCATGCTCGCGGCAGATGACCGTCGTTCTTGTGTCGAGGATGGCGATGAAGCGGAAATACTTCATGCCGGCATCCTTGATGCTCGCGAGCGCCGCTTCGTTCTGGACGTAGTTGAGCTCCGTCTGGACAAGACGCTCGGCGCTCTTGAGGCCATAGCCGTTTCGGAGGTATGGAGCCACCTGCTTCGCCATCTCCTGCACGTCTGCTCCGCGATGGACGGCGTCCGTCATGACCTGCTCCAGCTTCTTGCCGAGCTTCGCCGTGTTCTTCCAGACACGCTGGCTGTAGTTCTTACCCGACCAATGCGCCCGCAGGACATCTTCGACCTTCTTGTCGCTCACAGCGTGGACGGCAGGAAGGAGTTTCCCCGCGTGCCCGATCTCGAATAACCCACGATAGTAGTTGTCCTTGTACGCATCCGTGAGGAAACTGCGCATACGGTCGCTGACATCTCGGCCGAGCTTGTCGAGCTCCATGAGCGTTTCGCCATAGAGCTTGTCGAGCGGAGAGATACGGCTGCGCATGGCGAGCGTATTGAGCTCGCGCAGAAGGCCCTTGTCGCCGGTCTTTTCAATCTCGGCGAGGTAGTCCTCCATGCTCTTGCGCCAGACGCGATACTTCTGCCCACGCAGGAGCCTCCTGGCCTGCTGCATGGTCATACCGTTTTCGTCGGCAAACTGCGCGTAAAAAGCCGCGATGCTCTTGTGGATTTCATAGAGCGCTTTCTCGTACTGGTCGGCGAGCTCCTTCTTGACAAGTTCCTCGCTTTTCTCATGCCAGTAGGCTTCGCACTCCCGCGCGCGCTTCTTCCAGTAGGCTTCGCTCGTCATGGCTTACGCCTCCTGCGATGCATTCAGACTTCCGGCATCCGCGGCCTTCGTCCCGAAGTCCTCATAGCCGCTTCCCGCTTCTTCCTCCTGCTCCTTCCGTAGCTCATCGAGCTCTTCCGCGGGATCCGTGACGAACGGCAAGAGCGAGAGCAGACGTTTCTGGGAGACAAGGCCGGAGAGCTCACGCACAATCTGCGCCTGCTCGGTGCTGTTGGCCGGAATGTTGGCCGTGAACGTGATCTCGATGTCGCGGAAGTCGATGTCGGCGACGCTCTTGAGCTTCAGCATGCCGCCGATGAGCTCAATGCGCCGCTGCAAGCCCTTTTTGAACCATCGTTCCTTGTGACTGCGAATCTGCTCGAGCCCGATGAGCTTGTACTTGATGGCGATGCCAGAGACATTTCCGGCAAATGATTCGTCACTCATGTCTGGCACGCTCGAAAACTTATGGATGTCCTTTTGCAGGCGCGTCTTGATGTTCTCGATGTACGTGTCGTTGAGGTTCTTGATGAGCCATTCTGCCCCGCCGCCTTCGTCAAAGGTCAAGACCTTGTTCCGGCGCAGCGCCTTGATGTCGTCTTCGTTCGTTCCGCCGACGCCCTTCAATACGAGATAGGCGTCCGTGAAGTCCTCCATGTCATCGAGCGTCAGCGACTGCGCCTTGTCGTAGGCATCAACGAGGCTCATGACGTCCTCGAAGTCGCCGCGATGAAGTTTGTTGTTCGCGTACTCGACGAATGGCACGTCATCGAAGAAATGCGGCGTCGGCCCGCCCGCCTGCCGGATGCTGCCACTCTGGTACGAGTAGTTCGTCACGTCGTGCTTATCGTAGACGTCGACGAACTCGTCATAAGTCACGCCGTCCAGATGGTAGACGCGATAGTGCCGGATGGCATAGAGGATTTCCTCCTCCAGAGAGGCATTGCAGACAAGGATGACTTCTTCGGACGGCACGAAGCAGAAACGAATCTGCGCGTCCTCGTCCATGTAGAGCATTTCATACGCCTCGCCCGTGACGCTCGCCTCGGACGCCAATTCCAGGTTGTGCGCCGACTCGTCGTTATACTTGAAAACTTCCTGCAAGGCGTCGACCTCGTCCTCGTTTTCCGTGATGGACGAATAGGCAACAGGCTTGCCCATAAAGAAGCCCGTACTCATGTCGGCGATGTAGGAGCAGTAGTTCGACACGATCTTGTTGTTCGGCGCGTTGTTCGCACGCTGCTCCTTGCGGAGGATGTCGTGCTCGCCTTTGTAATAGCGCTTGAGCCGCAGCACACGGCCGAGCGCCTGCTCGTGGCGCAGGCAGATCGTCGCAATGTCGTTTGTCGAGAGCTCCGTCTGCAACGTGTAGATTCTCATAAGCCGAAATCCTCCTTTCTGAAAAGCGTGCCATGCCGGCGCTGGGAGCGCATGACCGTCCCGCACCCATAGCGCACGGCATCGATGGCGTGATTGTCTTTGTCTGGATAGGCGCTGATGAACTGCCCGTCGCGGTTCCGCTCGTACTCGTAGCCGACGAACTCGCGGAACGTATTCGGTGCCCGCCGCTTGTCAATGGCGATTTCCGCGAGCCCCTGGAGCCAGCGGATTCCGTAATCGACGCTGTCCGGGCCTTTCTTCGCTCCGTGAACGTGCAAACCGAGAGCGTTCATTTCCGCGATGCTCTTCGGCTCGGCGGAATCGGCGAAGATGTGCGCGTCCTTCGTCGGAAGCATCGCGCGGATGCGCTCGGCAGCCGGACGGTTCATCAGCTTCTGCTGGTAAAGCTCGCCGAAGATGACGAGCCGCTCATGCTTCGCGTCATAGGCCATCATGACAAAGGCCAATGGGTCGAGGCTGAAGCCAAAGTCCAGCCCGAAATACAAGCGGTCGAACGATGCAATCTCATCATCCGTGAGCCGGGCATCGTGCACGTTTTCAAAGACCGTTCCGCCCGTACCCGTGACCTCGCCAAGATACTCGTGCCGGTATGCCGTCTCGTTCCGCGCCTTGAGCGTTTCCGCCGCCTCGAAGAACACGTCGCCAAGCCAGCCGCGCGGCACGTCAAGATACGTCGAGTGATGCACGAACTTGTCCGGCGCTTCGACGAGCGCTTCCTCGTTCACCCAGCTGTTCTGACTTTTTGGTGGATTGTACGCGCCAATCTCCCAGAACACGGGGCCGCCGCGCAGGAGTGACTGGTTGATGTTTCGAATTTCCTCCGGCCCCGAAAACTGGTCGAGCTCTTCGAGGAACACGATGCCGATGTAGCCGAACGGTGGCTTGATGGACTTGATTTTCTGCGGATCATCGACGCCGGAAAAATAAATCCGCTGTCCTGTCGGCAGGTACGTCATCTGATGCGGGCTCACGCTCATGTGGAAATAAGCATCCTGCCCGAGCGCATGCACGGCCCATTGCATCTGCGGAAACACGCTGCGGCCGATGGTCTTGTCCACCTTTCGCATGACGAGCGCATGGCAGTCCTTGTGCGTCATGAGCAGGAGTACCACCATCAGCGCCGCAAAGGAAGACTTCGTCGAGCCTCGGCCGCCGGCAAGCGTGTAATAGGTGTGGCGATGCTGCTTCATGTCGTTGTAGAGATGCCAGAACGACGGCGCGATGAGCTTTCGTAAATCAATCGTCTGCATGGCTCACGTCCTCGTCGGGCGGCTCGATGAACTGGATACGGTCGTCAAGCTTCTGTTCGACAACGAGTTTATCGAGCCCATAGCGACGTGCCAGCTGCTTCGCCGCATCAAGGCGGTCACGCGCGCTGACCTGTTTCTTCACAATCTTTGTCTGGCTCCGGCCGTCGCCCGTGCCCTCGCTCGTGACGACTTCCTCCTGGAGCTCGCCGCGCATGACTGTCGTGAGGAACTGCATGACTTCCGTCTTGCCGGCCGTCCGCTCATCCTGGAGCTCTTTCAGGCCGGCATCGATGGCGGCTTTTATATGTGGTTTTCTGTAGTTCTCAGCACCAATCTCCGCTGCTCGCTTTTCCGAATATCCAGCTTTTTTCGCAGCTTCCGTCTTGTTCCCCGTCTCGATGAAATAATCGACAAACCGCTTCTGCTTCTCTGTCATCCCAACATGACCACCTCCCTTCTTTCATGACAATCAAAAAGGACGCCTCTCAGCGTCCGTAGTTCCTGTCTCGTTCTTTCGGCGCCCAATCTGGTTTCCTCATCAGGTCGATAACGCCGTAACGCTTCGCGCTCATGCATCGCCTGCCGACACAATAGATCTTCGCCTGTGCGCAGACGCGGTCATTGTTGAACTTGCAGCCGTCGTTGTCGCACATCACCATTGTCACATCTGCACACCTTCTTTCTACACACGCAAAAGAGCCTCGGCGGGACTGTTTCGTCCGGCGCTTTGGCTCTCTTGCGGTTCAAGCTTTTAAGGGATAATACTGGAGGTTCTCTCAATGGAGCGTATGAATCTGGAAGATGGAACCCTTGCTCGCGAAGTTCCTGCTATCATAATAGCACTTTCACGGTGCCGATTCTCGGCAAAAAGGCGACAATCGATTTTATGCCAAGTTATCCACAGCCTATTGTGAATCAGGAAATCAAGACAACTTGCTTGTACGGCTGCGCCTTGAGCCCGAAGAGGATCGTCGCAATCTGATTCATGGCGCGCTGTCCTCTTCGGGCGGCGCTCTTCCCATCCATGTAAATCCTGTCACCCACGGTATTCCATGCGATGCCTTCTACGTAGTGCTCCCAGACAATCTGACACGTTTCCGCATCGAGAGAGGAAATCGCGTTCTCGATCTTGTCCATAAACGCTTGCACCTTCTTCGTGTCCAGCACGATTTCGTCCAGCCGCTGCTCAAGCTCGATGCGATTCTGTGCCTGCTGCTCGACGACATTCAGCTCACCCGTTCCGCCGCTGGGCTCGCCGCCATACTTCGAGATGGCGACGGGAACGGATGACAGCTCGGCTTCAATGCTCTTCTTTTCGGCTGCCCAGGCGTGCACGCTCTCGCGCATACCGTTATAATCGCCGAGATACATCCGTGCCAGGCGCCGATAATAGTTGAGATCCACCTTTTCACGCACTTCGTTGCCCCTCCCTCCGAACATGTTTGATTCTGCATATCATTTTACCACAAATCATGGTCATCATGGAACAACCGGCGGCCAACGAACAAAGCGCACATAAGAAAGCCGCCAATGCTGCCAATGACAAGGCCACAGAAGAATTCAAGCATCCAAATCACTCCCCCCAGCCTCTTTACCTTCGACATCCGAACGCTGCCATCCCTGGCAACGACGCGATGCGCGCGCGACATCTGCTGAAGGAAGCCAAGCGCGAAAGACTGGCCTTTCGTCAACTTCTTCTCATCATCCAGATGCCGGTGATACGTCCGCCAAAGGTCTTTCTCGGCATCCGCTTCCGCGGCCTTGAGCTCGGCCTTGGTCGCCTTGCGCGTGACGCACTTGCCGCTATGCGCAAGAGACGATGCCTCGACGCTCTGCGCGAACTCCTTGAAAGGATCATGAGCTAAAGCCAAACTGCAAGTCTCCATCACAAGCGCCCTCTTTCGTGATTGTGCTTGTTGACGTATGCCTGCGCCTCGAAGCGCGTCTTGTCATCGACGCCGACGGCATTGCAGATGGTCGCAATCATCGTCGCGACATCCGCGCCTTCTTCCGCGATACGGAAAAACGTGTTCTTTCCGTATCCCTCGGCCTGGAAGCTCACATCTTCGGGTCCTTCATCAAGGGCTCCCATCAACGTGAAAAGCTCGAATTTGAATTCATCGACTTCTTCATTGAGCTTCTGCACCAGCGCCTTCATCGTCCTCATGTCGATGCCGCGCACGCACGGCTGCGGGACAACCGGTTGGACGCCATCTAGCGTGCGTTCCTGCTCTGCTTTCTTCCCTCCGTCAATAATGCCTTTCGTGTAGCCGTCATTATACGACTGCTGCATCATGCTCCGCATCGTGTTCGTCACGAGCTTCCCCATATTCTCCGAAATTTTCTCTTCCATCATCTGAAAATCCACTCCTTCCACACGCGCCATCCCCAGGCAATCAGCCCGACCTCGACGACGCACAAAACCTTGAATCCCATATCGACAACGTCAAGAATCGTCATGACGCCACCTCGCAGGGCTCATCAATCTTTCGCGTGACGCGCTCACCTTTGAACTTCGGAGCGATGCCAGCCTCTTCGAGCTTTTGCGCCAGCTCCTTGATGGTCATCTTGCCATGCGAAATCTCGCTTCCGACTTTTGCGCAGGCGTGGTACATCTTTTCAAGACGCGCTTTGCCGAATCCGTACTTGTCGTGAAGCTCCAAGAGGTACAGGATGCTCACGGCATCGACGGCCTGCTTCTGCACCTGTATCTCTGGCCCGCCTTTGACTTCATGGACATCCAGCCTGTAGCCGGTCTCTGCTTCCAGCTGGTCGCGCAGGTCTTGCAGATGGATGCCGAGTTTCTTGTCCTTCATGCACTCGCCGATGACGTTGACGTGATACGCGAGGTCGAAAAGCCTCTTCGCACCAAAGCCGAAATCCTCATGGAGCACCCGGAAAAAGATTACCTGCGTTTCCAGCAGGCATCTCTGCTCCAGATGGACAAGCTCGCGCTCGGCTGCTTCCTGCGCCATCATGTACTTGTACATGTTCCGCGCGTCCTTCTTCGCGGCCTTGCCCTTCGCGACGCGCGCGTATCGGTCATCGCGCTTGCGGAGTTTCTTCAAGAATCCCATTTGCTTTCACCCTCCAATCCCCATCGCGCGGAACATCTCTTCAAAAATCGGCACGGGGATGCTGTTCCCCGCCTGACGGTAGAGCGTCCTGCGCGTGTTCACGGCTGCCGCCGCATTGAAATCCTCATCCGTATAGCCTTGAAGCCGCCAGCACTCGCGCTCCGTGAGATAGCGGTACTGCCCGCCTCCAAGCTCAATCACGCCGCTGTTCGGTGCCCTGTCCTGCCGCTCCGTGATCGTGTAGACGAAATCATGGGCAACCGGAACGCGCCGGATAACGCCGCGCCTGCCGATGCACCGAAGCATCGACGGAGCCGTCACCGTGTAGCTCTCGTCCGCATCTTCGAGGAAATCCGAGAGCGGCTTCATGCGCCGCTTGTGCATCCGCTCGAAATTGAATGACTCGCCGCCGAGCACCGACACGGTAAAGACGCGCTCGCGCTTCTGCGGCAGTCCGTAGTCCATCGCATTCAGCACCGAGAACGAATTGCTGTAACCCATGCTTTCCAGCTCGTGCAGATACTTTTCGTAGTTATGGATCATGTGCTTCGAGAGGACGTTCTTCACGTTCTCCCAGATGACGACGCGCGGTTTCCACATGCCCATGCTTCGGATGATGTTCACCGTCTCCCACATGAGGCTGCTCCGCGTGCCGCCCCCTTCGTCCGCGCCGCGCCCGTGGTTCACGCGCCCGCGCCCTGCCGCCTTTCCCTGATGCCCGGCGATGCTGAAATCCTGGCATGGAGAGCCATGAATCAGGATGTCCGGCTTCAGGTTCCACCCGCACACGTCCTGCGACTTATATGGC